TGCGCCTGCGCCCATCGCGTTATTCGACAGTTGCGAGTTTTCTTGCATCTGCGCGTCATTATCTAACTGCCCCTGTAGCCCTGCTGCGGAAGCGAACTGTGGGGTTTCTGCTTTCGATGCTTGTCTAAATCTGCTGTTACCGTACATTTGACTACTCCGTTTACACTTGCGAGGTTACTTGAGCCGAGCGGTTAGCCCCACTAGGATTGGTTTTACCTTCTGGCGCTACAGGGGCGTTAGTCGTACCTTTGAAGGTTTTAGCGTTACGGCGTATACCCTCTGGGTTTAGCGACCGCTGGCGTAGTGCTTGAACTATCGGTTCAGGGTCAACAAAAGGCTCTACTTTCTGGTAGCCTCTGGCTCTAATATCATCGTTAACAGGATTGTTTATTGGGTTATAGCCCATACCGTCAGAACCGAAGGCGCTCGCGGCGCTATACCCCACCCCACCCGCTACAGCAGGCCCGCGTCTGCTACCTACATTAGACGAGTTAGGCGGCCCTACAGGGCCATACTCAGCAGGAGGGGCGCTAGGCGCTCGCTCGCGGGCTACGGGGGGCGCGGGTTGTGCAGGGTACATACCACCCAAAAAAGAAGGGCTACTTTGATGATACATATAGCTCATTACTCACCACCTCCACCGTAGGTACTGCTCATTTCGGCAGTGTTCATAGAGCCGCTTAATGCGTTAGCTTCTTTAAGCCCTTGGCCGCGCTTACTTAGGTACTCGCTAATTTTCTGGTCGCGTAGCGCATTAGCCCGATCAACTGACTGACTCTGTTGGTCGTATCGCTGCTGTTCAGCTTGACGGTTCATGCCATACGCGCCTTGCGCCTGCCCGTAAGACTGCTGATCTTCCTGTCGGCCTTCGGCAGTAGCGCCCATTCTAGCCATTTCGTAGGCGTCATTCCTGCCTGTACTAAAGTTGTTCATCGCTGAATCGTAAGCAGAGTCGCCTACGCGAAGCCCACGCTCCGACATTTGGCGCTCTAACTTAACGCGGTCAGAGTCAAATTGGCTGTCTAGGCGCTGTGTGGAACGCCCATAGGCATCATCTTCGGCACGTTGGCGGTTAGCTGTAGGGTCGAAATCGACTACATCACCAAACTGCTGCCAGTCTAACGGCTGGCTCATTTCCTGCTGAATCTGATTACCTTTACCAGCCGCCATGTACGCCATATCAGCGTTACGTTGGGTCTGGTAGTCAAAAATCTCTTGCTGGTCGCCGCTTAGAGCCTGATTCTGCGTCCATTTGGTCGTCATTTCACCCGTGGCAGGGTCTTTGACTTTTTGCTGTTGCCAGCGGGTATTACCGAACGCCGTGTTTTGATCGGGGCGGTCGGCATACGTTGCGTCCCGCGCTGTTTCGCGTGAGAACTCGCCTTCTTGCCTTGCCGCGCCTACTACGTCTGCTGGCTTGGATGATTTCTTACCGATGGTGCTACCCTCCTGTCTGCGCTATAAAGCGGCAGTTTTCGCGTTTCATCTCCATCAGCAGATAATCCACGCCGACTTCAAAGGCTTCTTCAAGCCGAGCTTTAACAGTAAAGCCCATGTGAGTGTTAAGTTTAACCGCTTTTTCTATGTTTGCGGGGACTAGGCCGTATACACGGTTCACCCCCATAGAATTAAACATAAAATCAAAACAGCAGTCTAAAAATTTGTGCCGTAGGAGCATGGGGGTGGTGAGCATCAAGTGACATTGAACGCTATTGGCTGTCCAGTTATCCATGATACATGCGCCGACTGTCTCGTTGGTGTCGAGGTCAACCGCCATTATACCTGTGGTATCTTCACACCGCTTTATTCCCACTTGCAGATTACACCAGCCCCAATCACTAGGGCCGTCAAAAGTTCTAAGTTCAATATTCATGTCGTAGGGTTTCCTGCGTTTAGCTCATTGGCCCGCCAGTATCGTATATTACGTCCCAGCCTAGTAGCCGTGTTCTGTACCGTGTAGTGCCTTTGGTGGCTACGGCTATGTACCGCCCTGAACCCCAACTACCTGTCAACGTAGGGAAGGTACGGCTTGTATCCGACCCCCATACGTTTTCGTCCCAGCGGCCTAAATCCCATAGCCCAGAGGTGATGTTATCACTGACCTGTAGCTGGAAATCGCTGCCTTCATCGAGGCTGAAATCATACCGCGCTTGAGAGCTGTGAAGAGGTGCCTCAGTAGATAAGAAATCAGGTCTTATGAACTTGACACGTTTATACACGCCAGCGGAGCCTAATGCCCGATACGAGGTGAGTACGGAGAAATCTATGCTCTCACCATTGAAGGCGGGGCTGATCGGGTTTATCAGTTGGTTGTCAACGGATACGTCCATACGCATAACAGTGCCTTCGGTGGTGCCGAAGAACACTGAATCTTTAAACTGCGTAAAGCACTTCATCGGCACACCGCGCCAGATGCCCCAGCCTTGAGTGGCTATGTTGTAGTAATACTGAATAGGTGCTTCTGAGCCGACTGTAGGGGTTTCGAGCAACAGCCCGCCCTCAGTAGGCACCATAGACACCCCCCAGCCGCGCAGCTCACGTTTGGCCTTCATGTCACTGCGGATAGCCGCTGCTATTTTGGCTGAGATCGTAGTGCCGTCCATAGCCGCTAGGAGCGCGTTAGTGTCCACCCCTTTCAGTAGGTCGTTCATGCTCACTATGCCGTAAGAGGACAACAGGAGAAGCTCACCGCCCTGCTCGGTGCCGAAGCGCGGGGTGTTAGGTATCTCACCGATATACCAGATACCTTTCATGCCCCAATCATCGGCCTCTGGCCCTGAGCCAGTGTACATAATCACATCACCCGCATGGCTTACCGCGACTAAAATATCGTCTACGCCTGAACCGCCATCTACTGTCCAACTGAACAGTCCTTCTAGCGTACCGCCGTGTTTGAACTTATCACCGAAATACTGAGGCGTGACAGTGCCAGTGGTGGACAGAATATCGAGGTAATAGCCTACAGTGCTGTTCTTGACCGCGAACCAGATGTTGTTCTTATGCGACATGACGAACTTAACGTCAACTTCTTCGATACCGTCAACTAAGCCTGTATTAGTCCAGACGCCGCCGCTATAGGAGTACAGCCCGTTTACATTGTCTGCATAGAACAGAACATCGTTCTCGGCTTGGTCTACATAGTGTGTAAACGTGCCATATCCTGCGTCAATATCTTGGTCGGGGAAGGTCACTAACTGCGTAGGCGCGGTATCGTAGGCGGTGGCGTCCCAAATGCCTTCGTTATTCACGGCAAAAAGTTTGTCACCTACGTTGTTCTCTTCTGCTGAGTCGAACGGAATTAGCGTGTGAATACCGCTATTAGCGCCCGCATCCACATCTAAAGCCCACTCGCGATAGCCTTCACGAACACGCATACCCAACTCAAAGGGCATCATGTTGTAGGTGTATATGCAGTGAATAGGGTCTTCTAGGTCGCCTAGTGACTTGCGAAGGTCTACGCCACCAATAGGCGCACGATAGCGGGCCACTTGGCTGTTCTGCTTTTGTGCAGTGCCTATAGAACTTCTGGCCCGCCCAATCATAGCCCGTAGCCTGTGTCGCCTACGTTATTCATAGACAGGTAGGGAAACCCGCGCCCACCGCGTCCAGCATTAAGAACGCCTGCACCTTTATCCGTACCTGTTAAGAAGCTGAATATCTGGTTGTAGTCTGCCTGCGCCTTAGTTGTGTCAAACCCGCCCGATTCAAGGTATTTCACCTTCAATGCGCGGGTTATTAACGTCTTATCAAACAGGGGTTTATCACTAGGAAGCGTAACTTCTGACTTATAGACAGGGCGAGTGGGGTCGGTAGCTTCGTCCAGCACCCAGTTTATCGTGATGTACTCGAAACTTAGGTCAATGCCTGCGTTTGGGGGTGTGGGGTATACGTTAAAACGGTTCTGCGCTATGCGAAAACTCGTGTAGATAGTGCTAGATGCTAGATCGCGCCCTCTTAGCCGCGTCCATTCCGAAGCCGATAATGGGCCGCCTAGCTGGATTCTGTTGGTGTTGTCCCATGCTGTTTGGTTGGTTATATGCCCGAAGTCAGTAGGCAAAGGGTACGCACCCGTATCGCCCGCTTGGGTGGTTATATTGGTGCTACGCACTAACTGCTCCCAAGGGTACGCCTGCATCAACTCTTCACCTGCGGTATTCAGCAGGTATCGGAGCTGTACGAAGAACGGGTCTTGGCTTTCAAGCGGCGCAGCGACAGGTTGCATACCCACCTCGGCGGCTACTCGGTTGAGTATATCCGAAGCGATTATAAAAGTATTACCTGCCATTTTGCACCTTTAGTTTGCGTTGTTAGGTTTACGGGAGCGAGTAGCGCGTTTAACTGGCGCTGGCACTTCTTCGGGGGTTGGCACTTCTTCGGGGGTTGGCGCTACACCCGCCACTGAAACTAAAAACGCTATTTGCGCTTTTAGTTCATCAATTTCATCGCGCATTTCAGACTTATCACGCTTATCTGCTTCGATTGCGCTGGTTTCTAGCCACTTTAGCGCCTTCTCGCGCAGACCGTACCCGCCCCTAAAGTTCTGAATATTGCTGTCGATAACCGTAGAAAGCTGTTCTACCGTCTTAATGCTTATGAACGCCAACTCTTCGGCTTGAACGCGAGAGATGACTGCCCATTGAGACAGTGGTGTGCCTTCTGTTGGCGGCTCAACACGCTTTTGGTAGGCGTCCCAATGTGCAGGGAAACGCTGTTTATCGGCGTGAGTGATGGGGCGGCAGGCTTGAGCGTCACGTTGACCAGCGATGCGAATTTCAATGTAGACTTTTTCTTTAAAGATAGCGCGGCCTTGAGTCTCAGATTCAAGCTTATTCTGCACTTCTTTGGTAAACATTTTTACCATGAGGTTTTTATCGGCTTCACTAGAATTAGAGAAGTCGTTATGGTTAAAATCAGCGGTTTGCATGGGCGTACCTTTTTGGTGTCGTAAGGATTAAGGGTTATCGTGTAAACAGGGTAGCACTATACCACTATTCTGCGGCGTCTATAGGCGCGGTTATGGTTGCCACGTACGCAATCATCAGATTACCTTGTGCCTCGGTCGTTTCTACCGCACCCATGTAATTGTTCTCGCCAATCTCGGTACTGATGTACTCGTACAGCTCCTGCCCAGTCCAATCGGCATACTGGAACAGGTTTATGTTGTCGTAGACTAGCGTTAAATCACCAGCCAGTTCGCGCAGAGTATCAGTAAAAAACGCATGTTCCCCTGTGCCGACCTTCAAGTGGTACGGGTTACGGTCAAATAGAGGCCCGAAAACCCCTTTATCGCAATCCTTATGTATGAATGTTCTGTGCTGCTCTCGCATACTTAAGTAACCAAACTAGCGGGGGCGCGTAAATTAACCCCTAAATTAGCGTCAAAAATAGTCAATGTCGTGTTCTTCTCACTGGCTACCCATACGCTGATCTTGTCTCCAACTTCTAGGCCGTCTAAAAATCCACCGCCTGATACGTTCGTTCTATCGGCGGCGTTTGACGCTCTAGCGCCTATCGTTCGCTCACTAAAGGTAATAAAACCCGTTCGCTCAATGGCGATAATAAAGCCCACATTGTTAGCGTTACTACCACTCGATAGGTCTAGGAATGCGTGGGATGTGTAGTAGTCCCCCGCTATCCCGACAACCATGTCTGAGCCGGATACAGACAAGCCGCCTTTCTCTGATAAAGATTGTAAGCCTGTGACTTTTACAAACCCTTCATAGTCACCACCCGTCACTGGCTGTGGGTTATCTGGCGGGTATAAATCCTCGCTGCCTGTACCTGTTATAACTATGTCTATGTCACCGCTAGTTTTCGATGTGTTGCCCATCTCGCATCGAGTATTAAAAATAGCTAACAGATCAGATGCGGGGATAACCTCGTCTAACATCGCCGCTTTGTCCAGCATAACTTGTAGTAGCCCTGAGACAACGGCGGGCGTCACTGAATCATCTGGTGCGCCCGTTTTATTCGCGTATGCGTCAATGCAGTTAGTTTGCACATCTGTTCTATCGGTCATGGTATATCCTTATGTATATTCGCTTGAATATTCAGGGCTGTACGGGCTTGTGGCGGGCTGTGCGCCTGCTGCGTAGTCGTAAAGAAGCTCAACCTTGATGTTGGTTATAACTGCTTGTGCGCCCCCGCTGAACGCTCGCTTAAAGCCTAGCGCACCCTGAGAAACTAGATCAAAACTAAATGGGCCGCTTTGTGTTATTGAAGCCGCTACACCCGCTAAGGCTGGAATTACACTAATATCCACCTGACCAGAAATAAGATCACAAGCACCTGTAACCCTTATCGGTGCTGCGGGGGTATCTATGGCAACACCTGCCAAAACTCCACCTACCTCGTCAATAGTTATTGAATCGGGCGTAGGTACGGTTACTTGACCTGTTACCGACTTTATCGCCTCAAACCACTTATCTTCACCCAAGAAACCTATAGCAGCGTTTTTGGTTACTAATAATCTGTCGCTACCATCAATCGAACCATTCTCGAATATTAGCGTTGAATCTGCTAGTGGGTCAGTTGTTCCATCTGCCAAATCATAAGGCAAATTGGTATCTAGCCCGTATACGTTATCAACTGTGTCAGTCGCTACTCCCGCGGCGACTAGAATGCCGTCGTAGAACTGCTCATTATTGTCACCTCTAACGCCAAAACCAACTTCATCAAGTAAGCCCGACCATGTTTGAGCAACTTGAGTAATTTGTACGCC